ATACCTGCAATTTCTGTTTGGTATCGTAAAAACTTATATCCCATAAGTTCATGTATCTTGTCTTTCTCAATACCAAGATGCTGACCTATGCTTGTATACAATTCCCATAGTCTTTCGTTTTGTTCTAGGCTACGGTTAAGTTTAGCGTCTGTTACTGTTACACGCCAGCGTTTAGTAAAGTCAAGACTTTTTAGCTTCTCTATAAGCTGAGGTAAGTTGTCTTTGGTTAATGCCCACTTTATCATCTCTCCATCCTTTCGTTTTAAATACTTGTCCATCTTTAGAAGTTGCTTTGTATTCTATGTCATTTCCGAATAGCTTTTTACATTGCTTGATAAATTCATTTATAGTCATTACCAAGTAGCCCTTCTACCTTCAATTTTATATCTATCCATGGCTCTGTTAATAACTGCTGAATCATGGTGATACCTTTCTACAGACTGGTCATTGTCTTTACAGCGATTAGCATGAAGTTTAATTCTCCATTTCTTTCGTAATTGATACGATGTCATTTTTTTTCTCCTTGTAAATGTAAATGATTAATGACCTAAGACCTTTTACTTCCATGTTTAATAAATCAACAAGGGCTAAAAGTTTATCTAATTTTTGTGTATCTGTTAATTTATCTTGCATTTGGACTCTCCTTATATCGTAAACCTTTTTTATCAAAATAAAATCCCCAACTGCCTTCTACAGGATAGTTACGTTGCTTTTGTAAGTATACTACACAATCAGGAACACCTTTAAGTTCTTCTTCTGTTTTATCTCCATCCATAATTTCACGCTCTTTAGACTTCACCCTGAAAATGCACAAGATATTATCTGTTAAATTGCGAATATGAGAGCTGCCTAAAATATTTGTAGCGTCTGGGATAGTTTCGTCATTCAACATTTTTCTTGTGTGACAGACTAAAAATAAATGGACATTGAGGTCTCTACACGTTGTAGCACATCTGTCAATGAAGTTTTTTTGTTGCTCATATTCTGTCTCTGAAACGTCCGATAGCTTCATTAATGAATCAATTACAAATACATCAATCCCAAGTATATGCTTACCATAGTGCATAGTAGCTATCATATCAGTGCTTGTTGTGCTACCTGTCTGGTCGTAAATCCACAATTTATCAGAAGCTCTTTCACAAAACTTTCTAATGTAGTCATCAGTTGGGTCTGTAGATTTTAAAGTTTGCTGTATCATACGAGATAAAGTTAGCACAGGTCTCATCTCTAAAGATGCTACAAGACATTTTGCACCTTGTCCCATAAGAGATAATATAACTTGGGATAACCAGAGCGATTTGCCATGTGATGATATGCCGGTAATTATGGAAATTTCCGATTTGCGAACTCTAAAATCCTCTTCCGTCTTTAACCAACCCAACGAATATCCTGAATTAAGTTCTTGTGAAAAATAGTTAATGACGTCTTCAGTATATATTGAAGTGTCTTTAATCTTAAACTCACTTGTACCATATCCATCATTATAGTATTCAGTGATAGTTTGCTTACTAATTGTTAATCTATCAATAACTTCATCTAGTTTCATTTTGCATTATCCCATGCGTTACGCAATTTAGGAGCATCACCGTCGTTCCATCTTTCCTGGTTAAGCAAAGTAAGTGGAGCTGGTGAGAACCCATCCTTCCATGATTGAGTATCTTTCATACGTTTTACATACCCTATCACTTCATCTGCTATAGCGTCAATGTTTTTATTAGCCCATCTTTCTAAACAAGTTTTCTTATTGACCTTACGAACATTAGGATAGCTTTCCCAAAATTCTTCAAACCTATTGGTCGTTTTAACGACATATATATCTTCTCTTATCTTCTCTTCTCTTCTCTTCTCTATCCTAACAGGCTCGTAGTTTTCGACTAGCAATCCTCTAGTAAATAGTTCTTTTGTTATTTTATCAACAAAATCAATAGGATAATGAAGTCTAAAAGCTATTTCAAACAAGTCTGGTAACACACCATCACTTTCAGAACCAAGACACCACAACTCTATTAAAACAGCTTTTTGTTCAAAAGACAGCTTATGTATATCTATGTTGTTTATGTAATCCGTACCATAAAACTTGAACCACGTCATCTTTTTTTGATAACGTGGGTTCTTAGGATTGTAAAGATTAAACTTCTCCCAGTTCTTAATCTTGTACATTCATTTCTCCTAAACCTTGACAAATATGTTCATAAATTGTGGTTAGTTCCTCTTCATCTAATTCTAAACCACCAGACGTTAAATGATTATCTGATAAATCTATGATATTTTGTATTTTACATAATGATGTTTGTGCTACTAATAATTTTTCTAATACTTCTGTGTGTGTCATATTGCTCTCCATAAAGTTAATAATGCCAAAAAACATTAACATAACTAATTCTAGTTGTAAACTATTTATTTGTTAGAAAATACTTGACATGTGTTTTTTATAGGTTTAATGTTCAATTGTCAATTTTAGGAGAGAGACATGAAAATTTCAACAATGATAGTAGTAGCAATAGGATTTTGGGTTTATGTAGCCTTATGCCTTTTGGTTATGGGTAAGTTAGCAGGTGCAATATGAATAAATACTTATGGCTATTCCTTTTTGTGTTTTGGGGGTATATAATATGGCGAATGGTTTAGAACAGATAGCAGATATTCTTAAACGATTGAATGAAGAACTTAAACTAGATAACGACAAATGGGAGAGAGCAAATGTCACAACAACAACATTACGACCAGGTGATGATGGAACAACACCAACACCAATTACAACAACAGGAGAGAAGCATGACTAAACAAGGTGTAGTTAATATTAAAGGCAAGAACTATAAAACAGTAGCACTAAGAGTTCAGGAATTTAGAGAACAATTCCCTACTTACTTTCTTACTACTGAAATAGTTAAGATTGATGATGAACAATGTATTGTTAAGGCTTATGCAGGTGTTCACTTAGAAGGTGGTCAAGTACAAACATTTGCTACAGGTCATGCACAGGAGTTCCGTAAAGCATCACAAATCAATGGAACATCTTATGTAGAAAACTGTGAGACCTCTGCAATTGGTAGATGTTTAGCAGCTTTAGGATTAGGTGGCACAGAGTTTGCTTCTGCTAATGAAGTAGTTAATGCCATTCATCAACAAAGTAATCCTGTCAAGCTAGTATCTAAAGAAGACTTCCTATGATTGAACAACGCACAGAAGAGTGGTTTCAGCAAAGATTAGGCAAGGTGACAGCATCCAGAATATCGGATGTTATCGCCAAGACTAAAACAGGCGTATCTACATCTCGTCAAAACTACCTGGTTCAATTAGTATCAGAACGCATTACAGGCAAGAAAGGCGATAGTTTTGTCAACCAGGCTATGCTTGATGGGATTGAACGTGAGAGTGCTGCTAGGGAGCTTTATGAAAGAGCTAGAGGGGTATCTGTCACAGAGGTAGGTTTCTTTGACCATCCAACTATTGCTATGAGTGGAGCTAGTCCAGACGGAGCTGTAAATGCAGAAGAAGAAGGTAAGTATGTAGGTCTTATAGAGATTAAGTGTCCTATAGAAACTACTCATACTAATACACTTATCAGTAAGTCAGTTCCTAGTAAATACATTCCACAGATGCAATGGCAGTTAGCTTGCACTAATGCTAGATGGGTAGACTTTGTAAGCTATAATCCTAACTTCCCTGAAGAACTACAGCTGTTTGTAGCTAGGGTTGATAGAGATGATTCTTATATTATTGGACAATTAGAAGTAGAAGTAGTAAAGTTCTTAGAAGAAGTAGAACAAACAATTTTAAAACTAAAGGAGTAGTATATGGCTGAGTATGACAAAACAAACACGTTTACCTTAAACAAGAATGATAAAGGTGATAATCCTAAACGACCAGACTATCGTGGTAAGTTAAATGTAGATGGTATTGAATTTACTTTATCAGGCTGGGTAAAAGAAGGACCTAATGGTAAGTTTATTGCTGGTGCTGTAGCAATGGTAGCAACGGATGAAAGACTTAAACCTGCTGTTGAAGGTGCAGATGAAGATGTGCCATTCTAATAAAAAAGGGGAGTTTTACTTCCCCTTAATTAATGGCGATACCGATTTTCTGAGGAACGCTATCACCCTCAATCAGTATAAACTATTTATTCATTACGTACATAGTTACTTCAAAGCCAAAACGCATTTCTGTAGCTGCTGGAGTTGTCCACATGGTATTAATCCTTAAGTAATATATTATGCTTAATTGCACAATATAATAGAATTATACGCTTATGTGGGTTTGCTAGACACAAGAAAACCATGAAAGGACTATAATGGATATACAGTCTTTAGAATTAGATGTAGCATGTTATGCAACTGCTGTGTACCATGAAGTTAATACAAGAACACTAGAAGAAAAGGTAGGTGTTATAAATGTCATACGTAATAGGTTACATTCTGGTCGTTGGGGTAATTCTGTATGCGCTGTTGTTTATGCTCGCGGTCAGTTTATTGGGGTTACGGATGCAAGTCATCCCGAAATTAATACGAGGGCGTATTTGGAAACTAAACTATTGGTACTTGATACAGTTGTTTTTAATAAATACGCAAATCCAGTTGGAAAATCTTTACATTTCCATGATGACTCTATTAAAAGCATGGGTCATGCGTGGGGTAAAAAAATGGTTAAAATTAAAAGGATGACATTTTACTAATGAAAAAACAACCTGTAGCCTGGCTTTATCAGGAGTTTGCTGTTAAGTCTGGTGACCTAAAGAAGTCTTATTTATGGTCATTTCATCCTAACCAACTCTCATATTTAAACGATTTAAAGAATACAACTCATCATATTAAGATAACACCATTAGTTCCTGGTGAACCTATAGAAGAATATAAAGGCATATCTAAATACGATAGCAAGAAATTGGTAGAAGCCTATGGAGAATTCTAAACCACTTACGCCAGAAGAAATAATGAAGGCTTATAGTAAAGCATTTCCAACAAAATATGAGCCAATGACTTTACAAAGAATGATACAATTTGTTAGAATTATAGAACAACTGCATGGAGTTAAAGATGTACACTAAATTAGATGACCAACGACAAGCAAAGTTTATTATAGATTATATGAATAAACATCCTCATTGCAGCATTAAAGAGATTGTGCAACAATGTGCAACTAATAGGACTAGGCTCAAGTATTTAGAAAGCCAAGGATATTTTAATTTGCCTAAATGGACTTATAATAACGAATTAGATAAACGCTTTAAGAATAGAAAATATGTATCTGTATCTGTAGGAAGGGAGTATGGAAAATGGATAGGATATTAAAAGTAATTGATTGGATTGTTTGGGGTTTAATTATTGGTGGTATGTTTTGGTTTTTTTATGGTTGTTACCAGTTAATTGATTTATTTTTTATAAGGGGATAAGAATGGTTGATTTAGTGAATAGACCACCGCACTATTTACAAGGCGGTATTGAAACAATAGATGTGATTGAAAGTCGTTTGACTAGGGAAGAGTTTGTTGGATACCTAAAAGGTTGTAAGATGAAGTATGACTTACGTTATCCGTTTAAGGGTGCTTTTGCACAAGACTTAGATAAATCAGAATGGTACAAGAATAAACTAATAGAAGTTATGCGTGATGATGAAGCTGAAATTCCACCTGAATTAGAAGCTCAATTACAGAGGTTTGATGATGAATAAAATATATTGGGTATTTATTGTGGTATTAGCTGCATTAGCTATTTGGGGAACAGAAAAGGCTTTAGGTCAAACTACTACTATACTAGCACCAGATGGCTCTGTAACAGTCTGTCAAGTAGGGTCTAATGGTATTATAATTTGTGTCTAATGCTATGCGTAATGCGTATGCTAGTCATACAGACTTTGGATTTTTAAGAGGTGTAATACTAGACAATCCAAAAGCTATGCCATCTAATATTGACATGGTTTTTGAAAGACGTGGAAACTTTCTTATTGGAGAGTGGAAGCGTGAAGATGAAGATATATCTCTAGGTCAAAAGATACTGTTAAAAGCATTAGCAGACCAAGATAAGTTTACTGTGTTAATGATATACGGATATAGTGATGATACAGGTACTGAAGTAAATAACTTTTACAAGGTTACTCAAGATAGACTTGCTATTATTGGTAATGGTATAGAAGGATTAAAAGACTATATAGATGCTTGGTATCAGTCATCTAATGGTGTAAGTTCACCATAGACAGATAGCTCCTCACCAGTTATCTCTATGTAGCTATCGTCATCTAATTGGATAATGATAGTGCTATCGCCATGTTCAGCTTCACAAGATACAATAGTTTTACCTAACATGTGATTGCAGATAATTTCTATTTCTGACCGTTGCATAATTGTCCTAAGAAACATAGCCATTCCAACGCCCATTCTCTTTTAATACCATAGGCATTAGCTTTGGTTGACCGTTGATAATAATTCCACAACCTACAATAAAACGACTCTTAAAGTTTTTAGCATAATCAAATGCCATAGACTTTTGATGTATTAAACATCCTACCTGCATACCCCAAATAAGAGCATCTGGGTTACTGTAATATCCAATACTGAATTTAGTGTGATAGTGACCTTGCACCGTACTCATTCCATATTGCTGGGCTACCTTTAAAACGTCTGCTGACATACCATGAGTAAAGAAACACCTAGAGTTATCACTTAGGGTTATGGTGTGGTCATCTACCCATTCCCAACCTTTGCCAACGCCTAAGAACTCATTGTAATGTTTTAGGTAGGCTTTAGGCATACCATACTTTAATGCTCTACGATAAACTAAAGAGCTATGGTTAGAGTGAACTAAGACCATTTTAGGAAATATCTTTTCTAATTCTTTGACATGTTTTTTAGACTCTTCTAATTCATGTCCAGCAGAGTATAGGTCTGGGTTATGTTCGTGCATAGAGATAGCGTGTTGGTCTAACTCATCACCTATATTGACTATATGGTCAAACTTGTATTTAGTTTTTAGTGCTTTTAGAAATGAAAAGGCATCAGGATGGTGATAAGGAATATGTAAGTCAGATATGACTAAAACTGATTTATATTTCAAGTAGCTCTCCTAGCGTTGAGATACTTTATTATATACTAGATAAATTATTAACATGAGTAATACATATTTAAAGTGGTCTATAGCACAAAGAATATCGCAGATAAGATAATCTAACATATCTTAATTGTGGCTGTTTTAGCTTTCTTTAGTTTGTCAAAGAACTTCTTATAAGCTATTTTAGAGTTACCTATAAAGTCTCCACCATTCCAGCTAGTACCTACAAGGATGCAACCTTCTGTATGAGCTGAAGTATTGCCTGAATGAATACGAACACCGGTAAAGTCAGGAACGTCTAGTATGTGTGGCATGTCCTGTTTGAAGCGTGCTGAAGCGTCTACAATGAGTTTATATTCACCGATAGGAATAGCAGTCTTACCTAACACTTTAGTGCCATTTCTCACTACGTCCTCAAGCGTATAGCATTCATAAGTTCCGTCCACATACATCTTACCTACTGTATGCGTATCTTTAAATTCAAACCTTTTAACTTCAATCAACATAAGAATTAATATACTCCAATGCACGTGTTAAATAATCCATAGTTGCCATAAATACTAAAGCAATACCCATGACTATAAATAGTAGTCCTACTATAATAAGTTTAAGTATAGATAAACCAACAAAGTTAAGTATGTTTAAAAATATCATTTCTTTTTGATATAGAACAAACTGCGTTCACCAAATAAGTAGAAACCTACAGCACTAGCAAAATTATCTACTTCTTGTGTAGGCATACCTTGTAAGTGCATAGTAGCCCATGTACCTA